TTTTGGTGATTTTCTAGAGAGTAACCCAAAAATTTGGTTGGCTGCTGTTCAGCTAGATAGACGGGCATTGGAATATGTTAAAAAGCAACCACCCGAAATTTGCTTGGCTGCCGTTCAGCAAGATGGATTGGTATTGGAATGGGTTAAAGAACAAACACCCGAAATTTGTTTGGCAGCTGTTCAGCAAAATGGATTGGCATTGCACTATGTTAAAAAGCAAACACCCGAAATTTGTTTAGCTGCTGTTCAGCAATATGGATTGGTATTGGAATGGGTTAAAAGGCAAACACCCGAGATTTGCTTGGCTGCCGTTCAGCAAAATGGATTCGCATCGAGATGGGTTACAGAGCAAACACCCGAAATTTGTTTGGCGGCTGTTCAGCAAAATGGATTAGCATTGGAATATGTTGAAGAACAAACACCCAAAATTTGTTTGGCGGCTGTTCAGCAAAATGGATCAGCATTGGAATTTGTTAAAAAGCAAACACCCAAAATTTGTTTGGCGGCTGTTCAGCAAGCTGTTCAGCAAAATGGATCAGCATTGGAATTTGTTAAAGATTTGTTTGGCAGCTGTTCAGAAAAATGGTATAATATAATAACCTAACTGCTAAACAATACACATGTTCTTGTGACTTGTTCTGGTTTAGTTGTAATACCACGATTGGCCACCCCCGAGGCACCACCTCGTGACCACCAAGTACAACCCGGCGCGGACGTGGACGCCAGAGAATGCGGTGGGCATCGGTGGCTCCTACCTGTGCGTACCCCACTATCACCTCTTCCCATACTAACACTGCTTAAGAAATAGTTAATCTTGAATACCATGCATCTTTCATCTTCTTTATTTCATCTGGTTTGTAATAATAGTTAAGATGTTTTATCTCATTTTCATAGTGTTTATCTATTATTTCTTTGGGTATTACGATCGTCTTTTTAATCAAATCATATAACGCATCTTTCTGCACATTTGCCTCTACTATCTTAAAGTTTTTGAACTGTTCAGGATCGAGTGAGCGCACCAGTTCTTCTAACTTTTTCAACATATCAACTCTCGTATTTATTATATGACATGTTTCGAGCTCTTTGTAACTGTATCCCAACGTATGATCGAATGGAACTTCGAATAATGGAGATCCAATATTCTCACTATACTCATTATAAAGCTCGTTTACAGGTGCTAGGCTTTGTAAGGATTTTAGAATTTCCGCTTTCAAAATTGTGGGATCTCTGCTGTAACAATACAGATTGTCCTGAAAGTATCCAGATATTAACCTACTTATCGGTTCACGATAACTATGTAAGACTATTACTTTTTTGCCTGGATGCTTCCAGTTATAATAGTCTATGAAATCCTTTACACCTATTTTATTAGGTCTTAAGAATGGAATCCATCTATAAATACATTCATTACTATGACCATGTAAAACATTATTAAATCCACTTCTACCATTAAATGCCCGTTGGAATGAAACTGCCAAAGTTGATGTACCAGTTTTTGGTAATGTAATGACGATCACACGTATATTACTAGGATCTCTAAGACAATTTACAGCATTTCTTTTAATGCGTTTACCAGTTTGGAGCAAGCGACTCGCTGGTGTGTTGCGCCTGCGGCTACCAGTAAGCAATTGCTGAGTGAGTTTAACACGTGACATCCTTAAATATTACTCATATTTTATTCGTTTAGTATTCCAAGTACAACAAATATGCCATTATGATCTGATAAATCAGAAGTGATCATATCAATAACTTTTGCTTCTATTATACAGAACTTTTTTGGATCATAGTAAATATGATCCGGATTGCCACCAAAAATATCAGTTGGTTGATCAACTAATACTTCCACCATTCCTTTCTCTAATAATTGTCGATGTCCAGACTTAAAATAGGTTATGAACATATCTTTATCCTCTGCATTGGCCGACAAAAAGACTGGATGTGTTACAGGTACCTTGTCATCATTTGGATTACTATTCCAGTCACCTGCAAGTATATCACAGTTGACGTAGGGTCTTACTTGTTCATCCCTTAGATAAACAATCTTCTTAAAGTATGCATCATCTACCCTACCTCCGCTTAAGTGCAAATTACAAATATAAAAATTCTTGTACATAATTGTAGAAGCACATCTTTGATTTTCGAGACATGAGTTAGTAGCTAATTGCTGTGTATGTGGACTATAAACATAATCTAATAAGTCTTCACGTATTAAGATTGTATTCATTAACCCTTCATTTGTGGGTTGACCCACAATTTTATGATATTTTGGGGGATATTGACACTTTCCTAGTATATAAATGTCTTCCTGCAAAAACAATAAGTCTGGATTATATTTCATAATAATTTCATGAAAAATAGTCTTCTTAGCTTCATTATCTTCTAAATTCCTTATATCAGCATCCCTAAGTTTTTGAAACCCAAAAACATTCACACTTAAAATGGACAATGTATTCATCATTCGCTCTAGGGATATCACTTGAATCACTCGAAAAATAGTATAATGAGTTATTCGTAATAAGTTTATCATTTTAATTTATGATATCTCTAGAGTTATTAGTTGAAAACAACTAATGGGGTAAACAAAGTCCATATCATTTAAAAAAAGTCATATAATATTAAAGATGAGGATTCTTTATGGAGTACAGGGACATTACAAAGATGTTACAGAACTAGCTAAAAAACACTTTAAATATGAATGTCTTTGCTTAAATAATGGGGTTAAATACCTGAGAATACCGTCTCAACCAATAAAAAGAGACAATGTTTTTGGAGATCCTATAGTAGGAACAGTTAAACATATTTTCTTGAATGGGGAGAGAAAGAATCCAGGTGTACTCTATATTAATGTTGATTTACATGAAAAGATGAGTCCCTCCTCTAATATCCGCAATAAGCTAAATCTGTCTGATAATTATAATACACCTCTACCATATGAGAATGCTAAACAGAGGTTGACATTAATACATAGTTCATTAGCTCTTAATTATGTATCATTTGATTACCTACATAATTTACAAGTCCATTGTCTAATGTATATAAAACCAAAATCTAAGGTACTTTTAATAGACGAAGATATGACAGCGTTATCAGTACCTTTAATCATAGCTTCAATATTAATAGATGACTCTACTTTTACTGTCTTTTGTAACAATGACGACAAAATTAAAGAAAATCGTGATTTAAATGAATTTTCTTTCAAAATAGAGAAGGTTAATGATTTGTTAATACAATCAATCATAGATTCACGTGAGTTTGACATTATTGTCATATGTAATCCACATAAGAAATATATCACAGAGGATAAAGGATATAAGTTAACTACTTCTATTAATACTGAGCAAATGTGGACTCTTTAGACTATTTATCTGTTAGCTATAAAATGACTATTTTTATTGAAGAACTATAACTAAAAATATTAATATGGAATATCTCAGATCTTCTTTGAAATATTCTTATAAAAATACTTAAATATTCTTTTCTTGAACATTAAAAAATTGACACTATTTTTAAGAATCTAAATTCTCCTTAAATTTAGAGATGAGTATGAATTCCGATATTAAGCCTCCAGCTTTCGACCCAACTGATCCTAATGGGAATCGAGATCTAGCCGATCCCAGTCAGATTAAATGGGATCCAAAGTCAGAGTTCCGATGGGAAAAGGATACATGGGACGTTATGCGTTCTATGACGAGGCAACCTTATTTTTGGATCAAACATCAAATTGAATCCTTTAACAACTTCATTGATACTATCCCTCTTATCATTGCAAATAACAGTCCTATCATCATTAATAAGAACTATGTTGATGCAGTTACTGCAACTGGTCAGCCTGGTTACCATGAATATCGCTGTGTCATCTCCTTCAAAGAGATTTTCATATCTCCTCCTCTTATCGAAGACAAAGCTAATGGTATTAAACGTCTCTTACCAAGCATGGCCAGACAACGAGATCTTACCTATGCTGCCACATTATATGTTGATGTTTACCAAGAGTGGTTCAAATGGGATACAACTCAGAATAAATACATTAGCTGTAATAAACCTGATGTTGAAGAGAAAGTACCATTAGCCAAGATTCCGATTATGTTAGGCTCGAAATACTGCTACCTTCATGGCTTATCACCTAAGATGCGTGCCGAACTTGGTGAGTCCGAGGATGATGAAGGTGGTTATTTTATTGTTAATGGTACTGAAAAGGTAGTCATTGCATTTGAACGTCCCCGTGAGAATACGATCTTGGTCTATCCCACGAAAGGTTCAGTCACTACTTATACTGACAAGGTGGAAGTAAAATCGACTATCGATCAGCGCTTCTTCCCCATTCATGAAACCAGTGCTTTTCTTCAAAACAAGAAAGACAGTAAAAGTGTAGGTCAGACCATTTCAGTCAAGATCCGTTATGTTCGTAATGATATTCCCTTATTCGTCGCATTCCGTGCACTTGGTATCATTTCTGATAAACAAATTATGGAATTTATTTTATATGATGTCGAAAATCCTTCACAAGCCGATATGAATATGGCTAACCTGCTCTTGCCTTCAGCAGAGGAAGCCAATGCTGTCAAGGATCTTGGTGATCCTAGTAAAACTATTAGCATTCGAACACAAGAGGAAGCCTTGCAATATATTGCTCATCCCAAGAATATTAATTACAAGGTCGATTTCATCCATGATAAAGAGGACCAGCGTAAAGCGCGTCTTATCTTCGCCAAGAACATTTTGGATAAGGAATTCCTACCTCACATGAATCCTCCTAATGGTGAACCTAATAACCGTAAGAAAGCCTTTTATCTAGGTCATATGATACGTCGATTACTTGAGTGTCATCTTGGTATGCAACCTTATAATGATCGTGATCATTACGATTTCAAACGTGCAAACACTACTGGAGCATTGCTAGCTAAGATTTTTAGTCCTAACTTGAAACGTCTTAACAATAAGATTCGTCAGAACATTCAGAAACAACAGACATGTGAAACGAACCGTGGTCTTCGTAAAGACATTCAGAGTTGTACTATCGAAACTGCCTTAAAGTTTGCCTTATCAACTGGTAACTGGGCTACTTCAAAATCCGGCTCTACGAGTAATGCCGATAAAGGTGTAGCTCAGGTCTTGCAACGAATGACACCTTACTCAGCCTTATCGCATCTTCGTCGTGTTATGTCGCCACTTGACTCGACCGGTTCAAAACTCGTTCCTCCACGTAAACTCCATCCTACACAATTCGGTTTGATCTGTCCTAATGAAACTCCAGAAGGTGAACAGGTTGGTATCGTTAAGAATCTCGCACTCTCTGTAAACATCACCATCCCCACTTCTTCAGCTCCTATCTATGCCTGTCTTAATGACCTTGGTATTCGCTTGTTAGAAGAGGTCTGGGTAGGAGAACTAAAGACTGCCATCAAAGTTTTCGTTAACGGCCATTTCTATGGTATTCTCAAACAAGAGATCGCAGCAGCCGTCTATCAGGAATTGAAACTGTTGAAACGCGATGGAACACTTGATATTCATACTAGTATTAGTTGGAACATTGATCTCAAGGAGTTACATGTACTTACTGATGGTGGTAGATATTGTCGTCCTTTCTACATCGTTGAAGAGAATAAGGCGACGGGTCTCTTCGAACCACTGATCGCCCGCAAATGGAAGTCTATTGGCGAAGATCTTGTCAAACAGAAAACCAAATGGCATAGTTTAGTTACGGGTACTGGTCTTGAGAGCAGTTACTGCAAATCCATGTCGAGGGATGACCGAACCAGATCTACATTTGAGAGCAGAATGTTGAATGGGGGTGTTATTGAATATTTGGACACAACTGAGATTTCTATGGCTATGATTGCGATTGATGCTTTCTCGTTATCTGCTGCGGTTAATGGAAAACAGAATAAGGAGTGGTATCGTTACAACTACTTGGAAATCCATCCCATCTGCATGTTAGGTGTTATTTCACAGATGACACCCTTCTCCGATCATAATCCATCTCCTCGTAATTGCTATCAGTGTTTGGACAAGAATGAATTTATTGTCATGGCAGATAACACTTTAAAATGCATAAAAGATGTCCAAGTAGGAGACAAAGTAGTTTCGGTCGATCCTGACACATGTGAACGTGTCATCTCCACCGTAGTAAACCAGTTTGTGAGATTTACTGACAAACAGATGCTAACACTTAGACTTATTAGTGGTCGTGAACTTACTTGTACTGTAGATCATCCCATCTTAACACAGAAGGGATGGATCAAAGCAGAAGATTTTATCAAGGATCCTACTTTAGCAGTCTGTGTAAGTTTACCACCAGATCTCTCAGTTACCGATGCTATCAAACTCGAATATGAAGGATATAGTGGGTTGATCGAGGATCTCAGACAGAAGATGAAACAACAATTCTTACAAATGAGCTATGAACAATGGGCATATATGATTAACTCGAAGGCTACTTCTATTTTTATGCCAGTCTTCTCGGTTACTAAGAGAGAAAAGATGGAGATAGCAGACATTACCATTGATAAGAATTGCCATAGTTTTGTTACTAGCGAAGGTATCGTCGTTCACAATTCTTCTATGGGTAAGCAAGCCTTAGGTATTCACACCACGAACTACAATAGTCGTTATGACACCAATGGTTACGTACTACTTAATGTACAACGACCACTAGTAAACCCTAGAACAATGGAACTTGTTGGTTTCGATAAGCTACCTACGGGCCAGCAAATCATAACAGCAATCATGAATTATACTGGTTACAATCAAGAAGATTCCGTCATGTTGAATGGTTCAGGCTTAGATCGTGGTCGCTTCAATACGCTCGCTTCAAAGACTCATAAGGATAAAGAAGCTAAGAAAGCTGCAAATGCTATAAGAGGAAAGACTAGTTTAGGTGGTCAAGAGCAATTTATGAAGCCTGAGAAAGAGACTACGAAAGATATGCGCATGGGTAGCTATGATCATTTGGATGAAAGTGGTCTTGCGAAAGTGGGTTCTCAGTTAGAAGGTGGCGACATCATTATTGGTAAGACAATTGAATTGTCTCCAGAAGAGAAGAAGAAGTCCAAGAATGGTGAAAGGTATAAGGATATTAGTAAGGACATCAAGAAAAATGAGTACGGAACTGTCGACAAAGTTCTTAATGGCAAGACTCATAGTTTAACCAATGCTGACGGTGAGACACTCGCTAAAGTTAGAGTCACGCATCTGCGCAAGCCGATAATAGGGGATAAATTTGCGTGTTTAACAGCTTCCCATGAGGTTCAATGCTATGATGGTTGGAAACCCATAGCGGAAGTTACTACTTCAGATAAAGTTGCGACTCTTGATCCAGCAACCAATACCTTCAGTTATGAGCATCCTACAAACACGATGGTTTATAGCCATAAAGGTGATATGTATGAAGTGAAATCGCAGCAAGTCGATCTCTTAGTGACACCTAATCACAAAATGTATGTGTGCAAACGTGATAAGAAAACATATGAACTTGTTGAGGCTAAAAATCTTATTGGCAAACGCGTCAAGTACCAGAAGAATGGTGTGTACAATCCTTCTTATCCAGGCAATGTCTTCCAAATCCCCGGAGTTACTCTTCCTTATGGCAAGAACAAGACTATGACAAACTTTCCAGCGATTGATATTGATATGGACGATTGGGTCACGTTCTTCGGTATATGGATTGCTGAAGGATGGGCATCACACGACACGAAATATGATCGTTTCGATCTTGGAAAGGTAACACTTGCTGGAAACAAGCAACGTGTTCAGGATGCTATTAATGCTTTCGAAAAGAAATACAACTTAGGATTCAACTTCTATGACAAGTGCAAGAAGTATGACACATCCAATGTTCAGCTATTCAACTATTTACGGGATCTTAGTGTGGGAGCTATTAACAAATCACTGCCAGATTGGGTCTGGGATCTTTCACCTAAACATGCTGAAGGTCTGATCGAAGGACTCATGCTTGGAGATGGCTATAAGACGGCTGGTAACTGCTATCAGTACTATACATCCTCCAAATTATTAGCCGATGATGTCCAGCGTCTAGCGCTACACGCAGGCTGGTCCGGTAATATTAAAAAACGTGGAGATGCGGGAGATGTCTATATCATTAATGGTCACACGGCGACGACAACGGCAGATGCGCTAGTCGTTACGATCGTAAGGTCAAAGAATCAACCACAAGTAAATCATAGTCATGTAGATGGTAAACATGATCGTATAGTCCAGAACTTCGATGGAAAAGTTTATTGTCTTACGGTACCGACCGGAGTCTTCTACGTTAGACATAATGGCATTGCTGTGTGGACTGGCAACAGCAGGTCCGCTCAAAAGGGTACATGTGGTATGATTTACAATCAAGCGGACATTCCTTTCACTTCTTCTGGTTTACAGCCAGATCTGATCATGAATCCTCACGCTATTCCTTCTCGTATGACGATCGGTCAGATTATTGAGAGTCAAGCTGCTAAACTCGCTTGTATGACAGGTGAATATGTGGATGGTAGTAGCTTTATCATTTATGATCGTGAAGGTTGTGAAAAGCAGTTGACTTCATATGGTCTTAACAAGAATTGCGATGAGATTATGTACGATCCTCGTACAGGAGAACAGATTAATAATGCTATCTTTATCACACCCACTTATTATCAGCGTCTAAAACACATGGTTGATGACAAGATGCACGCTCGCGACAGAGGCCCCGTCACGTTATTAACAAGACAGCCACAGGAAGGCCGATCAAGGGATGGAGGTTTGAGACTAGGAGAGATGGAACGTGACGTCTTTCTAAGCCATGGGATAAGCTTCTTCCTCAAGGAGCGCTTAGTTGACTTCTCAGATATCTTTAGAGTCTATGTCTCTAAGAAACACAAAGCTATTGTAATGGCCAATCCTGCCAGAGACTTTTACATGTACAATAATGAAATGCTCTCTAAGGACGAAGTGGCTGAAGTTCAAATACCTTACGCCTTCAAGCTGCTCTTGCATGAGATTGCCAGCATGGGTGTGGATATTGCTCTTTATGTTGATAACAATGCTTCGGCAGGTCGGCCACATTATGCATAAATTTGCAACTCTTTTTATTAGTACATTACTTTGATACCAAAGTAATATATTGAGTGTACTTATTTTGATAACGGTTTCAAATAGCCCATTCATCACCCTTAGGTTGGCTATGAGGATAATAAACCATTACCTCTAAGGATTGATCTGTCTTGGGAATTCGTGCGATTTGTTCGACCGTGTTTTTATATTGTTTAGATGTTAGACTATCCTTATAGTCATCGATTAACTCCAATAATAAATCTCTAACTTCTATGGGTTCCTCATGAGGAACTTTCTGACTCGATTTAATTTTAATTGGTTTGCCAACATGAAAGAGTATGTCATAAAATTCCGTGTAAAATTTAGCATGTATAATGGAATACCAGAAATCCTCAGAAGCCTTATCTAAAACAATAGTGGATGTGTGTGAAAAATCAGGCCTGAACGCAACCTTCAGCTCGTTATTACGCTGATCACATTCAAACATCGCCATTAACGGCCTGTATTCGCTTGGAATATTTTCCATCAAGAACTCAGTAGTACCCTTCCTATATAGAGATGCGCCATCCCCAGCACCAGTTACACCAAATGAAGCTGTCTCATCATCACAGAATTCGAGCCAATTGACCCATTTTTGTTGTTCAAGACAGGTTCTATTTATTTGAATACACAATTTTTCCCATTTTATGTCAATTTGAATGAAATCTTTTTGCCCATAAATTTGGCATTGAGGATAAACGATCCCAATTTCAAGTGTATCATTCTCAAGCTTTTCGATCTCTTCCATCATGCTCTCTTTTTGCCAAGAGTCAAGAATGTTGTCGAACTTTTTGGAAAATTCCCTTAGGAATGATTGCTCGGCGCAACTATCACCTATCTGATCTTGGCATTTCTGAAGCTCGGCGACCATGTGTGTCTGTTGATCAATAGTTAGATACTTCTTCATCTTTTTCACAAGTAATTTTAGGATCATCGGATCTCTGATATTCGTGATAGCTTGCGCTTGCATTCTTATTTTATGCTCTACTATGCAATATTGGAATCATTTTTTCTCTTGACAATGTTCTTGGTATCTCATGCAACAATTGTTTTAACCGATCTTTTCTTACGGTGATGAAAGTATCCTTCACTTCATTGTGTTTAGTAGAATTGCTGAACGTATGGCCCTTAACTCCAATCGCCTACCAGCCCTGTATAAAAATGATAAAAATACAAAACTACCAGCTCAGATGTTAGCAAATTTATTATCTACTATTCATATTAATTGCATTTATGGTGTTTACCATACGGTTCAACCAAACCATATGGCGTACTACATACGAGATTGTCCTATCTAGTCATAAGGTTTCATATGATTCATGTGCTCCTAGTGAATGCTCTCTAGGAGGAGATATAGGCATATACTTTTTCTTCAACGATTCAGAAAAGTGTCTGACCTATCTAAATCCTTGCCAAAATAGGGGCATATGGCGTCAACAAAACCAAAGAGAAATGGGACATGCTAGCTAAAGAATTAAATAAAATTACATTTTCTCCTATGTTCGAAAAATCAGATAGTGCTATTTAATTAACAAAGTATTTTTCAATGAATCATTCGATTCAATGATTCATTCCTCATCTTCTGCTTCTGGAGGAAGCGAATCTAGATAAGCATCGAACTGCTTTAGAAGATTTGCAAAAGTTGCATCAAGTTCAGCCTTCGAGTTAGATTCTCTAGCCTTTTCGCATTCTTTGTACAAATTTTGAACTTCGGCTGTGTTCCTGTCTTGAAATTTCAATTGATGTTCGATGCTACCGATCAAGGTATCAATATAGTTCTGATCTGGCCAGACAGATCCTGGCTCACGGATACAGGATTCGGGGATTTTCTTAGGATTCTGTTTCGGATCTTTCTTTTCTACGACTTCGTCATCTCGAAAACGTTCACCAGTGTATTTTTCAGCATAATCCAATGACTGAATAGCCACATGTGCATCTTCCAAACTAGCTAACAAGGCCAAAATTTCGTCAATACTCAAGGGACTCGTAAATGACACATCGACGTCCGGAAATCCAATAGCATTCTTCTGAATCACCAAATTGGTTACAGTATCTCCGAAATCAGCTAGATTATATAGATCCTCGATATTCTCAATGCTGTCCGCTCGCAATTTGTAATCAGTCAATTTCACCGGTTTCGGCGGAGCAGAAACTTTCACTGCCAGTTTGATCATTGGTTTGATAGTTGGCTTATCCGATTTAGAAGCTGATTCAGGAATCTTAATTGCTGTTGTAGAGTCTGTCGTTTGCAATTTACGAGGAGCTATGATTGGTAGACGCGATTTTCCCGTAGTCTTCTGTGCAGAAGTCTCAAGACTATCGCGAGGAACTTGTGTAACCTTGACTGAAACTGTTGCTAAACCGTTATGTTTAGCAACAGTAGGCGGTAGAATGATCGGCATAACAGGCTTTCCTGTCGTTTTTTCCGCAGTTGGGATTGTCGAAGTGATAGTCGAAGTAATAACTTTACTCATCTTTGTTTTGTTTTTCTTGTAGTTTAAGAAAAAATAAATAAATATTCAATTTTTTAGAATAATATATATGCATGCACTTTAAAAACTTGTGATATCATATAAATGAGTATGTCACCAGAAGAATGGCAGATTGTCGTTCATAATACAAATAAAATAAGAGATTTGGAGAAGAAGTTATTAAAGGACAAAACCTTAATTTTCGGAAACGATGATACTCATGAAATAGTTATATTAACTATACCTAAGAATCGAACAGCATATTTCATAGCTGAATGTTATGATAACAATAACAAAATAGACTGTACTCGCTTTGAAAAAGATCTACATTATGGAATAGGTATGTTTTACGATATTCATAATTATCTAGTAGATGAGGGTTTCAGTGTTCTTGATGTTAAGAATTAATTCCTTAAGAAATAGATATTATCCAAAAGTAAACCATAAAGTACACCACAACTCTATGGTAGATTCTTGAAAGTGCGGAGCACCCAGGTACCTGGTCGGCATCACCTATCTATTCATCGACAGATAAAGCAGAACTTTTTGCCCTTGAAATATCGTTAAATCGAGTTTAGTCATGTTTAATGCTTTCTGTTTCTTCTATTCTGTCTTCCTTTTGCCTTATTTTGTACAACATCCCTTTTTGGTGTTTTTGAGATGTTCGAAGTTTCAACACTCACCCAACCAGCATTATCAGATACTTCTTGTTCCCTAGCAGTAGTGTCGACTGATTGAACCTTTATTATATCTGGGTTAGGGTCAGATTCAGCTTCACGTTCAGGATCTATTGGTGAATCAGAAAAAGTATCATCTTCATCTTCTATTATATCCTCGACAGTCTCGATATGCGATGGTAGAGCAGGAGATACCTGCGTTACTTTCACTGGTGGTACTGGTACTCTAGTTCCACTTCCAGCAGAATTAGATAGATTACTAGATGTACCTCTAGATAATCTTAAGGGTTCAGAAGATTTAGTTCTATTCGTCATTGTAGGAGAAACTTGAAGTTCTGGTTTATTTGGATCGAATTCATTTATCTGTTTGATTTTCTTCGACTCTTCGTATACGTTCTCTACACCATAATTCTTCCTATTTACTAAGGAAGAACCGGAACTACTCGCACTTTTCTTCTCAGTAAAGAACTTATTAATTTTCTGACTTAGGATCTTAACATCTTCATAAAGTGTTTCTAATCTTGATGTGGCCGACTTATTCGTATTATAAGTCAGTATGAGGTTATGAAGACCTTGTAAACTGCCATCTAAATCATGTCTTAATCTATCTAAGGCGAATAACACATCCTGTTCAGGAGTTCTATTAGGAGGATTATTCACAAGGTTATCCACGATAGAATCTATATCATGATACATAGCCTCCAACTTTGTTATCATATGCCATCTATTCTCCAAGTTTACCATCTTTTTAAGACGAGCTAGATTATAAGTCGTATAATCTACAATTTCGATAGTTCTTTCATGAATAATGATCTTTTCACGAGGTTCTAATTTTGAGAGAATCTTTAATTTACATATATAATCGTTTAATCTATCATGATTCATAGACATTTCCTAAATTATATATGACTTTTTTCCTACGTAAGGAACGTTGTAGTGCTTCCTTGAAATACTTATGAGACCTTATTCATGCTATTGTAAGGATCATTTTTTCGTTTTACACACTCCGCATTGCTTAGGCTTCGCGAATCTGACGGTCGGTCAAGGTTTTTGCATTTCGGCAGTGATTCCTGTATGAGTTCACAATAAAATCTGAGTTAGTATATAATGCCTAAGTCCAAAAGAAATGAACCAGCTGATCCAAAATTATATGAGCAAGTCAAAACCCTCGTTAAAAGTCGGGTTAAGGTATGGCCAAGTGCATATGCATCTGGTCAATTAGTTAAGGAATATAAAAATGCCTTTGCAAACAAATATGGAACTAATAAAGACCCTTATCTATCTTCTAATTTACGACTTTCAGAGTCTGATCACTATGATTCCAATGATAAACAAAAAAGAATTAGGACTTCCGCACTCACTAGATGGTTCGACGAAATCTGGGTTAACGTTTGCGAAACTGATGATGAAGGCAATTTCCTACCTTGTGGTAGAACTAACGCAAATTTAGAGGCTGAATCTTATCCCTATTGTCGTCCACTGTATCGCATCAATGAACATACTCCTAAAACAGTATATGAGTTAACGGCTGATGAAAGAAAAGAAATGTGTAGTCTAAAGAGAAGTCTTCCACAAGGGTTGCAAGGAAAGCCTACAAGAATTTATGTTTCTAAAAACATACAGAGAGGAGGAGCTAAAAGCTATATTATTACATTGAGAGAGTTAACAGACGATGAAAGAAAACAAAGTAGCAAAAAAAATAAAAAGTATGTCGTAGAACTACCTGATGATAAAAAAGTCTATTTTGGTCATAATCAATATGAAGATTATACTATACATCAGGATCCATCTCGTTTTCAAAATTATTTAAACAGACATGCTGCCCGTGAAAATTGGGATCTTAGTGGAATAGATACTCCGGGATTTTGGAGTCGCTGGCTGCTCTGGAATCTACCATCCTTTTCTGACAGCATCGATGACATGCAAAAAAGGTTTGATATCAAAATATTTAACCAGACTGATCGCTATGATTAAATAAAACGGGAAAAGATCGTATGGATGCGCATATCCAAGAGGATGTGGAAGTGGATGTGGAAGTGGATGTGGAAGTGGATGTGGATGTGGAAGTGAGTAGCTAACTTAGAACAATATTACGATTTAGGAATATAACATTTTACCATCTAAGATGACAAGAATATCTAACTAAATAATATGAAATGAGTATCATCCTACGTAAAGTAGGTCCATGTACTTGTGAGGGAATATGTGAAGGGAATTGTGAAGCTAAAATTGTCTTGCAAATCCCAGACATACCCGACACTAAGAAAATGGATCTTAAAGATGTATTAAAACACATTTACTGTATAAATTTGCCAGAAAGTTCCGAAAGACGTAAAGCCATGTTAAAAATGTTAAAAACAATTAAGAACACCGATACAGGTAAATATTTATCAATAATTTTTTTAAAGGCAATATCACCTCATGATAAATTTTATAAGAATATTAGATCAGACTATAACAAAGTAGATAATGACTATATACCTAGATGTTATTGTAACCCACCAGATGATATTTTATGTAAGAGACATCCAGCTAGAACTTTGAGAGAAGTAGAAATTGCAATTTCCATATCGCATTTACAAGCCTATCAACGATTATTGAAAAATGAGGATAGACTCGCATTAGTCTGCGAAGATGACGTCATACTCTTACCTAACATAATCAATATACTATCAGAAGTCCTGGAACCCATTAAAGAAGAGTTACTTTCTGACAAACCTGTCATAGTTTTTTGTGGGGGTTCTAAGAATAACAATAATCTTTCAATATCAGATCCATCAAAATTTAAACTAAAATCCTCTAAAAACGGTGTGTATTCCAATTATGCTTATATCTTAAACCATGCAGCTGCTCAGATCTTAAAACAAAAAGCATTCCCTATTAACCGACCTGATGACAGTTATAAAAGGTACTTGATCGTCAAGAAAAAGATCACTAGCTATCAGATAGTACCTTCGATAGTTGCCGAATTGAGTTCGGGTATAAATGGTCCTTCAGTATACAATAGGCTCAGTAAAGAAACGTCTCTCACAGAGTTAGAGCATTCTATTAAGTCAGAAACCAGAAGAAATGAGGATAAAATACCTCAACCATGTGTTAACTCCCCTATGCTACTAGAAAATGTCACTAAAGTATTAAGTAAACGTGATGAAATAGTAGAAATAAAGATTGAGATTAAAAAAAAGTGACCTCAGAAATAGATGGATATCATATACTTCAAATAAGGTAAACATGGACAAATTTACGCAAGAACAACTTTTACGTTGGTCCACATATAAATATAATATGTACGATGCCCAAGGACTTCCAGCAGATGCAACTGTTTTACTTTTAAAATCTCAAGAGGAACTCGCTAAAACAGTTGTAGAAATATACTGTAACGCTTCGGAGGAAGCTGACCCTCTATACGATTACATGATTGAATCTATGGTCGATCATTATGAACTCCCTACAGATGTTATGCTTTTTGTTAGACTAGACATGAGTAGAGATGATGCTATTAATGTACTTAAACGAGTTTGCAAGGCTTGGCTAATAGAATTCGTATATCATGGTTCATTCGCTAGAATAAATATCCCTAAGGATCATTATTATTTTCTCCAAGAACAATAATAAAAAAATGATTACAAATGATCTCCAATAAGATCAAATATCACAATATCAATATCCGCTTGATGTCATCTTGTACTTCTCAGATAGATAAGGTTGAAGATAAGGTTGAAGATAAGGTTGAAGATAAGGTTGATCCAAAAATCCCCAAGAATGGAGCTAAAAGCAAAACAGAACAATTAGGTGATGATATGAAAGCTTATGAAGTTGAATATGAGGTACAAATACCTGGAGATCATGCGTTTATTGTAAGGGCAGATGGACATAGTTTTTCTAAATTTACTAGAGGTTTTCATCAACCATTTGATGAAAACTTTAAGACTGCTATGATAAGAGCCACTGGAGATGCTATAAACCAGTTTCATGCATCTACTGGTTATACTCATTCCGATGAAATCACACTTATTTTTCCACCAATGCCTACCCTAAATGGTAAGATCCAACAACATCCTTTTAATGGACGTGTTTGCAAACTGCTAACACTTATTTCATCATATATTTCGGTACGTTTTAATTATCATATTTTAGAACTGGTTCGGAGGGAGTACTACCATGAACCCGAAGCTTTTCCGTCGCTACCAGTTTCCGATATTTATCGGAAACCTCTTGCTACTAATAATGCAGTCATTAAGACAGTACCTTATACAGAAGAATTCATTGAAAAGATTGAAAGCATGCAAGCATCCTTCGACGCGAGAATATTGGATTTCCCACCAGGTAAATTTGTAGATATTGCCCGACATATGATTTGGAGAAGTTTAAGAGATTGTTCTAGAAATGCAATATCTACATATGCAAGAATCTTCTTCTCACCCAAACAAGTTCATAACAAAAATTCTACAGAATTAATAGAAATGATGAAGACCTTAAAGAACTTCGATTATGACTCAGAAGTTTCAGAAAATGAGAAGATCGGTACTTACTTAAAAAAAGAACTTTTCCAGATTGAATCCGTAAACCCCCAAAGCAAAGAAATGGAAAAAGCAACCCGCAGTAGAGTAGTATCAAAAACCATGAAAGCTAATACAAGCGCTGGGTTCGTAGAGTTATTATTAGCTAAATACTTTTAAACATATTAATGTTTATTAAACATACTTTGGTTTCTCAAAATCATTATGCAATTGCTCCAAACTAGGTTCATCTCCAATAATGCGCTTATATATTATATTTAAAAAATGATATTAGTTTTTGTGTTGCTCTCACAACAACACTCAACAAAAACAAACACATATAATGACTTGTGGTGGATACATTCTTATCTATGCTATCAGCTCATCAACTGCGGTTGCCAAGACTCTCTTGCGCAAGTTGTTGCAGGAAGCTGGTGTCGAAAGTGCTGATGCATGGGAGGAACGGCGTTACAACTTGACTGGGCCAACCGATTCATATACGGCCGGTGTCATGCGCACGCTGGAAGTTGACGGCGAACAAAAAGCCTTGGCTGCCCTCTTCGCCTCAGCTTCTGATGGCAGTAAATTTGATTGTCATCTTCAGAATGTCTTGAATCTGCTATTGGAGCACAAACATCATAGCATTCGCTTGATTCTCAAGCCATGCTGTTACAACGACTCACAGGTCTTTTTTGGAGTCGAAGTTGGAACAGTCGCAACTGTCTATGCAGATGAGGTTTATGAGAATGAGGATTTCAACAGCTTCTATCATGTGCATGTCATGCAGCTGAATGATCTCAAGGCCAATTTCACCAAGCAGAAAGATGACGTTGGCCTGTTGTTCGATCAGTTTGTCGAACTGGCTGAATCACTTGGGGTTAAGGAGCTTACATCTCATAGTGCAAATTTGTCTTGCACTCTGGAAGACGTAGAACGCAATCCAACTGCGAATCGCCCGAAGTTCTATGTGTTCAGTGATGGTTGCCAGAACTGCACTTAAAAGGCGTATCACCAAGGGCGGCGATCCCCACCGTCGCCCTTTTGAACCCTACTCATAAAACACAAACAAACAAACACAAAAAACACTTTGGGTGAGATAATCTTCCTACTCACGATGAGATCTAAAATATAAGCTATCAATGACCTTAGATTAACACTTCTGCACAGCATTTAGTAAATCTAAGGTTAGTTAAAAATACATTTATAGTAATTACCATTATAAACATAGACGATATCTAGTAACTTAGCATCTTTAGGACATTCTTCCAACATTGCCATAACATCTGCTATTACTATTCTTCTGTTAATATCACCTATTAGAAAATGCTCTTTATCGTTTATAGCTATTTCTATTATGCCTTTTCTACCAATGATCTTCTTAAAGACAGAAAGTAGCTCTATACATGTTTTTACTTGAACTTCTAACTGCATTATATTCTATCATTTGATATTAATCGCATTTCTTGAGCCAACTTAAATTTTTTCCTAATTTGTTCTTTAAACCTAAGCTAAAATATCAGCTATTAGTATTAGGGAAAGAAGATGATTATTTCTCAAAACCAAGATGCAAATACTCAGTTTTTATTTACCGTTGGAGCTGATAATAAAAAAATAGAAATAGTACCACCAAATCAAGTATTATTCGTACAAAATCCTTATGATTTCTCTAACCTTCCTACTTCTAAAGACGATCCAGCCGCTGCTGCTGCACTAGCCTTACAAGAATCTAAACAACAGGAAAAATGTAATAAATTAGCATCCAATCTAAGACCACTGACAAGTAGAGCATTTACAAGTAGCATCAACAGACCTAATGGTATTATCACCACTAATGCAACTGCTGCTCAAAGAAGAAGAGAAAGAGCTGAAGCCCTCGCCTCTCTTGGTCAGGCCAGAGCAACAGCACAGGCATTAGCAGCTCTCGGTGCAGCAGGAGGTGTTGGTCAAGGAAGATGTCAGAGACAATTTAATAATTTATCATTAGCTACGTTAGAAAATGTACCAAGAGTAAGAATGATAGATAGAAGAATTCCTACTATAGCTACTGGAGCAAGAGGTCCACTATTATTTCCAGCTGGTACTAGGACTAATACTGATTGGTGTCAGGAGGAACCAGGCATACCAGTGAGAAGATTATCACCAGCACAAACTAATAGAATTTTAAATAATGCTGTCTTGTTGAATAGAGCTAGAATATTAGATAATATTAATAGTAATGGCAGATTAAGAGTCGCTCCTAGAAGAAAAAGAAGAGTTAGATGTCCTGTCCGAACGACTTTTGCTTTTGTCTAAGTTCATTAAGCATTTGTTTTAGAATGCACCATTAAGGATCCGAACTACATTTTTTCCTAGAGTCGAAAAATCAGTCATTTTATCGTGAGAAGATAAATATTTAAAACATAATATCTGCTGTAAGTTTTTCCATAAGTTGCTTAAGAGCATGGAAGTCAATAGGTTTTGTAATATAATCAGTTAGATGTCCCTTTTGAATATAATATTCACGATCTCCTGTCATTGCAAGAGCCGTCATTGCCACCATTTTCGGTTTATTTGGCGAATTTCTAGGATACATCTTATTTACGAGTTGAGCCACTTCGATACCTGACATATATGGCATCTTAATATCTAATATCAATAGTTTGTAGTAGTTAGGATTTTGTTGAACATTGGTCAAAGCCTCACGACCATTTGAGACTATAGTGAGATTATGATAACCCAATTTGGAAAGCATTTCCTTAATAACGATCTGGTTCATTTCGATATCTTCGGCTAACAATATTGGATATTCATTACCATTGTTACTTAGATCTTCTTCATTAAGTTTTTCTGATTCTTGTCGCCCTTGTCGCCCTTGTCGCCCTTGTCGCCTTTGTCGCCCTTGTCGCTCTTGTTGCTCTTGTCGCTCTTGTTGCTCTTCATCTTTTAGTATAGTCGATTTTTTCTTGAAAAGTCTTGATTTATTGTGTATTCTTGATTGGTTTTGTTGAATGGAGTCCTTCACACTTTGTGGTTTTTCAGGACATCCATCACATTGTATCTCTGCTATTTCAGAGGCTTGACGAGTTAGTAGGGACCGTTGATTATGTACTTGATCTGGAGGCTGTTGCGCTCCCTTCAGTTTATAAAGTGAACCTATCTTTCGTAAAAGGGATTCAGCTTTGACTGGTTTGATCAAGAATCCTTCAAAAGCCGATCTGTCTGATTCTTCCAATTCATTTAATGAAGATAAAGCTAATAATGGAAATTTTTCGACATAATCTCCTTGTCGTGTTACACTTTTTGCAGCTACCAATTTATTAAGTTCTTGAGCCAATTGTGCTCCACTCATATTAGGCATTCCCATGTCAATAAGTCCCAGATCATAATTATTACCTGAACGAATATAACTTAATGCCTCCTTGCCTGAACTGCACAAAACGGGTATCATCTTCCATTTTTCTAATAAATCGAATAAGTAAAGTCTATTAGCTTCAGAATCATCGACGACTAAGACACGTAGACCCTCTAACATTTCTAGTAATAAGGATCGATCATATTCTGGTTCAATATTGTTACAGGTTTCTGCCATGAT